AATAGTCAAGTTAGAAATGTCTAGGAGTATACCTTGTTGCTCTTCAAAGGACTCACCTGAAGAGTCAGCACGATACTTAAGTGTTTTCTTGCCTAACTCTACTTGATTGCCTAACTCTGCTTTTAGCTGTTTAAGTACCTTGTTATAAGCAGCTACATACGTATTATGAAAAGCAGAACCTTTTGCTATACGTTTATCTACATCAGATTTTAAAAAACGTTTCTCAGCCAATTTTTTAACAGGAGGCAGTACAATCTCATTAATGTTTCTTGATTTAGCGTCAGATATAATACCAGTTAAAGTAAGTCTAATTGCATCAGTAAGCTTTTGTATAGGTATTGACTTTTTGTCTGTAGCGACCTCTAACTTACCTAAGTAGTTTTCTACTTCTGCGTACATATCAGTAGCAAAGCCGCCTATCTCATACTCATATGTACTACTATAATTTAGATCTACTTCCTTAGACAGTATCTTCTCAACAACTCTTGTTATGCCGCCATTGTATCCTGTATATGTTGTTACAGGGTCTAGCCCTACTTTCTCAACACCTTTTTTAAACAGGTCTCTACGCTCTTCTAGCGTTATGTTTTTATCTCGTCTAGCAGGAATAACTACATCGTATATATATGTCTTAATATCCTTCAGTGCTTTATCTGGATACCCGCTTCCTTCTGTTTCAATAAAAGATTCAGCATCACGGAAGTGCTCTTTTAACATCTCATCTAGTACAGCTTTTTCTTTCTTTTCAAAAGAAGGTAAATCGTCAACAATATTCTGTAAAGGGTCAGACTGAAGCTCTTCTATTAGAATGTATTTATTTTGTCCTGGTTTATCAGGGAGAGACTCGCCCTTACGAATGCTATAACGACTATGTGCTAAATTAGAAGAACCAAAGTGTGTCATCAAACCTAAATCATCTTCAGACTCAATGCTTAGTTCTACATAATCAAACTCTGGATCAACTAGATCACTTTGCCGTTGCTGTAAGCGGTATGTATCCCCCTTCTTGATTGCTTTTATAGGCATTTCATCACCTATTAAAAACTTAACGTCATCAGAACGATACTTCTCACTTGGGACCAAAGCACCGCTTAAGCCCCGATATTCCATCTCACCTTGTGTGACTTTAGGTGCACGTTTACGTACAAACGCTTCGATGTTCTCACCACGTGTACCTTCTTTACCGATAGGCGCTTCGTCAATAGCACTCTCTAGTGGACTATAGAACCGTGCCACTGTAGGGTCACTAGGATCAGCTACATCCGTCAGTACCTCTTCTGTTTGTTTAAACATAGGGTTGTACTTGGGGTTGTCAGTGATGCCAAGCGCTGAGCTTAGCTCTTTAGCTATCATACGAGAGATACCTGACATTAGCCTACGTTCCCACTAAATCCTTGTTCGCCTGGTTGTGGTGCTGTACCTGTACCCATCTGCCCACCACCTGAGCCAGTTGTGTCTTGTACTTGTGCACCTGCTGGAGCTTGACCCTCTGGTCCTGGCGCTGGGCCTGGTTGAGGAGGCTGTTGTGGTGCGAACTTCTTGAATAGCTCAGCTTGGATAGCTGCGTCTTGCATAGAGTTAGTCACCTTGTCTGGGTCTAAGTCCATGCTCTTAGCGATCTCACGAATGATATAGTCCATCTTAGCGAAAGGTGCAAGCATCGGGTTAGACGCTACCTGTAAGAACTGCATTAGGCGCTGGGAGCGTACTTCGTTAGACATCAAGCTTTCTGTACCTGATGCTTTGACTTCTAAGTCACCCTTGATCGACTCATCAAAGTCAAACTGCATGTTGAAGCTAAAGAATGCTTTACCTAGAGGCCCAAGCAAGTAGTCGTCTACATTTTTAACTACTGAACGGATAGAGCCGTTGGCAGCAGACATAAGCATAGAAATACCAGAGGCAGTACGACCAACTCCCGATACGCCTGTCTGACCATGTGCGAAGGAAGGGAAACCAGTTGATTCATCAGCTAAGACCCTAGCTTTGTCAAATAGTTGCATATTCTCTTGGGCAACGTTGGGGAACTTTGTACCGAAGAGGGCTTGTCCAGGTGCACCACCTTGTCGCCTAAACACCTTCCCTGGGTACACTGACATATCTTGTCCTGGCACCAAGTTGGTTTCGTCCACTTCGATGATAAGGTTGCCAGATAAAGCAGCATTGTCGATAGCCATCCGCATAAAGCCATTCATTAATGTCTGTGTATCGTCCATGTTCTCTGCGATACCGACACCAAAGAACGAGTAGGGGTTATGTTCATAAGGTGTTGCGTAGTAAGGAATACGTGCAGGCTTGAATGGGTTTAGTACCATACGTAGTACTTCACCGTTACAGATCCAGATGTTACAGCTGATCTCAACTAGATCTTTAAACTCTTTAGGGATCTTAACGCCATTATCTTCTAGGATATCTATATCTACAAAACCCCAGAACTCTAACACTTCCCAGCGCTCTGACTCAGATAGTGTGTCGTCGTCTTCCATCTTCATTTCCCAGTGCTTACGTACATAGTCTGGGCTTTGAGCGATAGCTGTTTCGATAGCTTCGTCACGGAAGTAAGGACGACCTTTTAGTGCACGAAGCTGGTTACGTGACATCTTGTGACGTTCAACTACATACTCTGCGTCATCCATTGATGTAGCTTCTGGGTCAGGATAAAAGTTCCAAACTGAGACATTGTTACACTCAGGTACAGTCTTAACTAGAGGTTCATACTCACCGCTTTCATTCCAGTTAGGGTACTCTTTATCTACAGCGAATGGTCCTTTCATTACGCCTGTACCAAGTAGTGCCATCTCGAAAGCCATAGAGCGTAGATGCTTAGATGCGCCACTCTCTTGTAGCTGATCGTGGATCTTCTTTTCCATCTTCTTAGCTGCAACAAGCGCTGGGTGGAAAGACACTGTAGTAGGAGTAGTACCGTCACCCTCAATAACCTTGTCAGCTACAGGAGCTAACTTGTTACGCATACCAGCAAGACGCTCTTGTAAGTCAATGATAGTCTCTCCTGGACGTAGCTTACCATCATCACCTAGTAGCGGAGTAGGCGCAGCAACTTGTTCTGTTACTTGACGAGCTTCATCACCAGCTTGTTCTGCATTAGGATCTACATTGATGTGTACAGCATCAGCTACACCATCAGGTAACACTGTAGGATCTACAGACAGAGGGAACTTATTGTTACCGAATAGTACATCTACGATCTGACCATACGCAGCAAGAGTCTTAGTCTTAGTAACCTTAACAAATACACGAGACTTCTCTGTGTCTGTGAACTGTACGTCTGGACCATACAAGCCACGATAGTTACGATAGGCACGTAGCCAACGCTCTTCGTCTACTTGTCGTGCGTCCTCTGCACGTTTATAACGCTCGTTAACATACGTTACTACGCTACTGACAGACTCGAAGAGTTTATCACTGCCATCTTCTGCAGCAACTACTTCGTCTGTGTCAAAGTTTAGATCATCAATATCTGCCATATTTTAGTACCCGAATGTTGAGTCTGAAGCTTGAAAACCAGTACGACCACTTTTAGCTGGATCGTAATCCCATATAGAACTGCGTGGTCTTGTCATAATACCATAACGCAAAGCATCATACAAGTGGTCTTCTGCATTTGTGTCTACATCTTCTGGGTTTTTCTTATCCAAAGGTATAGACGGTAGTTGCGCTATCATGTTGGTGCAGGTAGAGAAGAATACGAGTCTTGGCTCCTCAGTAAACTCATCTACCTGTAATCGACGGTGTATCTCGTTCTTGCCAGAAACACGTGAGCCTCTTGAGCGATCTGAAGGACGCCATCTGCAACCCTTCATGTTCATCTGCTCTGCCAAGGATGGGCCAGTGTCTCCACGGTTGTGCCACAAAGAAGAGTCCAACACGCCGTATCTGATTGTACCATCGTTAACCTCTTCTCGCAAGATCATATCTGCTAAATCAGAAGCTGTAACTTTAGAACAATATAGTTCCCTGTATACAACCAGTTGTTCACTTGGGCTGACAGCGATCCAGACCACTCCAGTGAAGGAGCCGTAACCATAGTCGCAAGCTCTAAACTTAGTCCACGACTGAGGGATATCGTATGGCTCCACCACGTGTATGTTTCTGTTAAACTCAGGAAAAGCTGCCCCTTCGTTAATATCCCAGTTACCTTCAAGCAGCTGCTTTCTTTGGTGTTCTGGCAGTGACAAAAGCATTGCTTCGTAGTCGCCACTCTCAGCTAAGTAAGGATTGTCAAACAAACTAGCTGGGATAAATCTTCTTTTAAATAGTGGTTCTCCTGCTCTACTGTGACCAGAAGGAAACGTTAGTGTTTCACCTGTTTCTATATTTGTAGCCCAGAATGACTCACCTGCAGGCGCTGGGTCAATAAACATTTTCTTTACCCAAGAGTGTCCACTGCCTCCTGGGTTAGTTGTAGCTCTCATATAGAGACCTAACTCTTTAGAGCTACTACGTAGACGTGAACGCATGTAGTTCCACGCATAAGGACTGTTCCACTGTGTAAGCTCGTCGAAAGCTATGTAGTTGAACGCTTGCCCTTGATAGCGCATAACGTCTGTGTCTTTGTCGAGGTAGGACATCCATAGTCGTCCTCCTCTGGGAGTAGTCCATTGAGACTTACGTTCGCTCCATTTAATCCCAGGAATTGCTTTAGGATATAACTCTTGGCTTTTCTGAATAAGTTCACGTAGTTCTTCCGTTGTATGTCGAACAAGTAGACCACTGAAGTCTGGGTTGTTCATGTCACGTAGAGGGTCTGCTAGAGTAGCGTAAGACTTGCCGCCGCCTGCTGCCCCACCATAAAGTACTTCACGCTCTGAGGAAGCCAGATATTGAGTCTGTGGGCCTGGGTTAGGCTTAAAGACTACCTCTTGTGCAGCTATGGGGTCAAACTCTGCTGGTTTAACTTCAGCGGGTACAAACTCTTCAGGCTGCGTCTTCTCCGCTATCTTCTTCGTAGGTGTAGTAGCCGAGTCTTTCTTTTTCGAGGATCTCGTACTGCTTAAGCGCTTTTTCGTACCTTTCGGTAAGCTTGCGTTTAATTGCAGCAAGTGATTTACGTTTTCTTTCGACATCTATACGCTTTCTTAACCCTGAGTGAGATATACGCCGACCTGACTGTGTAGATAACCAAGCAGCTACTTCTCTATAACTATACTGCTTTAAGTGTTTCTTTGCAAGATCTAATAGTTCTAATTCTTTAGAGATGGGCTTTAGCCAGTCGTCATCTTCAGGATCAATCTCGTACCCGAAAGGTATCTGATGTGTTAGACGTGGGATTCGCTCCCATCTTTTTACTTTGAAGTCAGGCTTAGGCAACATCCAGTAACCTAAGCTCTCACGTTCTTTTGCTTTAGTTATCCGTATCATTACTATCTTTAGGTGGTAGAATAAACAACCCACCCGAAGATTGCACTTCTACTCGTTCTGTTTTTACGATACCTGCACGGTCAAGTACTTCTTTTGCTGCATGCATCTTTTCTTTTACGCCTAGCTCAGTAGGGTCAACTAGAGCTTGACCAAATGCTACGGCTGCTTTAGGTCCAATACGTGACATGTATGTTTTAGTTGCATCGAAGATCTCATCTTTAAGAGCATCAACAATCAAACGGGTAGGCGTGTTGTCACTGTAACCTGCAAGCTTCTTAGCTTTAACTACGTCACCACCAGCTTCATCGAATAGTACTTCGAGAAACTTTAGTTGGTTTTCTGTTAGATTTTTTGCCATTAGCTTTCCTGTCGATATTCTCTGCAATCTTTTTGTAGCTTGTTATTATAAGTATCCTACCTTCCTTATCGTAGGCATAATACTTACCGTCCCTTTTAACTACGTAGTTAGATATATGATAAACCCCAATACACCAAACCCTACTAATAATAAAAGACCTGATACAGTCCAAGTTATTATAGCTTCTTGTAGCTCAGCTTTGCGATACTCTTGCTCTTTCTTTTGCTTTCGTATTTTAGCTTCTGTAGCTACAAGCTCATCCCAAGCTGACGGACCCATTGTAAAACTTATGTAGTCCTTTAGCTCTTTACGCATTTGCTCTGCTTTACGCTTAGCTGCAAACACTTCCATCGCTTCAGCTTCTACAGAACCTCCTAGTGTCTTCCACCAGGGAGGGTTCTTTACTTGCTTCTCAGCTTGTCCTAAGTCAGACATATGTCCTGCCCATTTAGTTAATTGGCTAGACATGTCTTGC